CGGAGACCGCAAAACGGCCTACAGCGTAAACACTCGTTGGCAGAAGCGTTATACGGTGTATTATCGTAAAGCTTCCCCTCCAGTAGCAAGTTTAGCATCGCTGGGAATAACGAATCCAGCCCTGCTAGCTTGGGAATTACTTCCCTATTCATTCGTCTTCGATTGGTTTTTGCCCGTTGGTAACTGGTTAAGTTCTCTTGACGCTACACTAGGTCTTGAGTTCTTGAACGGTCACTCTACGGTCTTTACTCAATACGACTCGAGTTACAATAGCTACTTGTTCAGGCAAACTAAAGCTGAACCACGGCATGTGCTAACGAGTTCCAGTTCAGGCTCTTATCAGAAGATAACGTGTACACGGGCAGTTCTTTCGAGCTTCCCGTCTGCACCTTTCCCTCCTTTTAAGAATCCTATTTCTGGTTCTCACATCGCATCCGCAATGGCTCTACTCCGTCAATCCTTTAAGAGGTAATTTCAATGACTGCAATCGCAGCACTGACCCTGAACAACGGCGAGACTACCCCCGTTGCCAAAACTTTCAACCCCGTCAACATCGATGTAAATGGTGTTGCGAAGTGGGCTGACCGCTCCGGCGGTGTGGCGCTCGGTTACCCGATCATCACGTATTCGCTCAAGTCCCCTAATAAGGACTCGCGCGCGTACAAGCTCACCGCGAAAGTGACCCTGCCAGTCCTGGAACAAACTTCGCCTTCGACGTCTACCGGTATTCAACCGGCGCCGACGTTGGCTTACAATGTTCTTGCGACTGTCGAGTTCGCCATGCCCGAACGTTCTACCCAGCAACAGCGCAAAGATGTGCGCGCTTTCCTGGCGAACTTCGTGGCAAATTCCGTTGTCACCGCTGGTGTCAACGATTTCGAATCGGTCTACTAACAAACCGGTTCGCGGTTAACTCATAGGGATCTTTTATGTCATCTAAGATGCGTAAAATCGAGCTGCTTAAAGCAGCCCGAACCTTTCGCGTAGCAACATCAGCCACTGATGCTGCGATCTTCGAATTTTTATCTGCTCTTGATACTCCGCGTTCACTGACCGTGTGGCTTTTGTATAAAACAAAAGAGCACGACCAGCTGACGGAGTTGAAAATCAACCCTGACCATTACCTTAACGGGTATAGGTTTCGGGACGACTATCATGCTACCGAATTTCTATCCAAGGCGAACTTTTTAAAGTGCACCTTTGACCGGAAATCTGTAGCTCTCAAGAAGTTTCACGATGCTGAGAAGCAGTGTGAAGCTGTCAATAACCGTTTTCGAAATTTGCTTTTAGACCCAAACTACCATGGGCCTAACGCCTGGTTGCTTTCCGCAACCGAGCGAAAAATTGCAAAGATCTTAGGCGATTACTGCGCGGACGAGTTATTCGACGAGTCGAATTGGGGGCCTGGCGTCTCGACACTCTTAAAGGGTGCTGAGGTGTCGGCTTACAATAAGTTCCGCGATGAACGCGGAATCACACGCGACTTGTACTCCCTGTTAGGCCCCCTTATTCCAGAGGCCTATCCCTCGTGGGAACGTTTGCGGACGGCGTCTCATTCTGAGACGCTAGAAAGCGCGTTCTCTTTCGAGGTGGGGAACACTATAGTGACCGTGCCTAAGAATTCGAAGACTGATCGTGTGATCGCCGTTGAACCAGGGTTTAATCTCTGGTTTCAAAAAGGCGTCGGTTCCATGATTCGTCGTCGTCTTCGAAGGTGGGGAGTCGATCTTAACGATCAGACGAGAAATCAGCGGTTAGCGCGGAAAGGGTCTATCGACACCTCCCTCGCAACTGTAGACTTCTCATCTGCAAGCGATACCATCTCTAAGTCCGTCGTCGAGGCTTTACTTCCTCCTCGATGGGTTCAGCTGATGGCATGCTTGCGGTCTCCCCTCGGTAAGCTTTCTGATGGCTCTATCATTAAGTGGAACAAGTTCTCCAGTATGGGGAACGGCTTCACCTTTGAGTTGGAGTCCCTTATTTTCTTCGCCGCGGCCTTGGCCGTTTGTGAATATCTTAAGGTTGATAAAAGCGACGTCTCCGTTTACGGAGACGACGTAATCATCCCATCTGAATGCTTCGAGCTCTTTTCCACGTTTAGTGATTTCCTTGGATTTACCGTCAATGCGAAGAAGAGTTTCTCTTCTGGTAACTCGCATTTTCGAGAATCCTGTGGATCTCACTTCTACGGGGGTATCGACTGCAAACCGGTCTTTCTCAAAGAAAGGCTCTCCCATGTGGAAACAGTTTTTAAACTGGCTAACAGTGTCAGGCTGGTTGCTCATCGCTGTCGTCGTAATGACGGCTGTGATGGCAGGTTCCTGGCTTGTTGGCGTCACCTTTTTGAACGGGTACCAGAGCCTCTCAGGCTCAAAGTCCCCCTCCAAGCAGGAGACACAGGTTTCATCAGTAATTTTGATGAATCCTGCCCCGCTAGGGCGCGGTACGGAATCGAAGGATTCTACTACCACGGACTAGCGCAGATTGGGATTACCCAATCGGGAGACGGTAACGCGATTTTACTCGCTAGACTTCGGTCGCCGTCGATACAAGAGTTTAACAATAGTTATACTCTCAGAGGCCGAACGAGACGAGCTCTCACGAGCTCCCTCGTATCACGGTGGTACAACCTCGGTGAGTGGTACTGAGTAAATCAGTTCTCCTTTCCGTTATAAAAAGTTGTGGAACTTAACAAAAC